AATTGCATTATCACACCAATCTTGGACTGAATAAGCAGCATACTCAAGACACTTTACTTGTGTGTCTGATACTGTTACTTTAATCTCTGCCATTATATTCTCCTGTTTAATTAAATCTATTTATCCTATTAAAAATCCATGAAAATTATTTCTTGGGGTTGACGCTTGAATTGTCCAAGAACCACCCCTATTAACCATACAGGTATCATTAGCAGCCATATCCATTACACACGATATTGTTATGTTCTGATACGCTGTTCCAACATGACCACCAAAGTACTCACTACTATTTTTATAAAATACTAAATAACTATTGGCATTGTCAATATTACCAGAGGTTGGCCATAATGAACAAGTAAAGAAATATTTACCAGCTACTGGAGCAGTAAATTTTCCATTACTGTTATTGTAGTGATTACCATTGTTGAATTTTATAGCACCATAATTGACAAATGTGTTACCAGACAAACTTGGAGTTGCATTTACAGAAAATGATGGCACTCTTGGCATAGTTACATGACCATTACTGTTAATACGCATATCCTCTTGAACTGCCATATTTGTATCAAAAACAATATTTCCACCAGCTGCACCAATAACTGCATCACCAGTAGTTCTCAAGTAAATACCAGTATCACTTGCAATTGTGGAAGGGTCACCGATACGAAGACCACCAGCGCCTGCACTTCCAGTGTGTGCAATTTCTAATGGGTTGTTGGGCGAAGCAGTTCCTATACCCACACGATTATTTGATGGGTCTACCGTTATTGTAGTAGTATCTACTGTAAGGTCTGGTGTAGTTACACCATTTGTTCCGTCTAAAGTAATTGCCATTATACTACCACCAATCTACTACCCGAAGGTACGGTTACTGTTACACCACTATTTATAGTGACAACTCCTGCCGCCATGGCATTCTGGTTTGCTGTAATTGTATAGTTTGTGGTTACTGTCTGGTCATTCTCATAGAATACTGCATCAGTACCACCACCAGTTGCACCACCACCGATAGAACCCCAAGCACTATTTGAGTATCCCTCAAAAGAGTTTGTGGTTGTGTTAAATCTAAATTTACCGTCTACCCCTGTACCCCTTTGTCCAGTTGTACCTTTTGGAACTGTTACTGAATCTGTACCAGACAATGCAAGGTTTGATCCAAGGTCTGCACTAGCAACTGAACCATCAGTAATCTCTGATGTTCCCACACTATTTGCGGCAATCGCTGAAGAACTAATTCTTGTTAATGGCATATCTATTTCCCTTTTAACATTTTTTGCAGTTCAGCAGTAGAACCAACAAATAATGCATTCGTTACATTCTTAGGTGCAGAGTTAGGAACTTCTTTGAGTTTCTTCATCTTACCCTGTAAGTCACCCAGTTTCTCTGTAACCTCTGCGACCTGTTTAATTAAATTCCCAGCAACTTCATAACTGCGTGGGTGTTCTGATTCTCTTGCAAGGTCTAGAATACCATCAATTGCATCCTGTCCTCTTTCAATCAGATTATAAAAGTTTTCTCTCTGATATTTATAATCATTATCTACGTCTTCTTCATTCATTTTTGTTTCAGGAACAAGTACAGGTTTTGGTGGAGATACATCTTTAGTTACATTCTCCACGATATCTGTTACTCCTAAAACATTATCTATAATATCAGTTTGTGACATTTCATACCTATGGGGCAGTCGGCCATGTTACATCATCAAGTGAATTTGCGTCATCTGTGATATCTCTAAGTGCTTGTCTGTAATCAGTTTGTGCTTTTGTCATAGTAAAGTCTGAACTAGCCCACCAATCAGTTGCAGCAATCAATCTGTCTCTTTCTGCACGAAGTGCTTTGAGAGGTTCTGCCGCAGTTAGTTCTGACTGTTTAGTTTCTACTTGTGCCCAAGTAACACCCCAATCAGAAGAGTTATCTGATTCGATTGCAGTTCCATTGGAATCTGCGCCTGTTACCTTACGGAACATTGCTCCAAATTCTTCTTCGTTTTCTGGTTCTCCTCTAAGAATCCATTCTGTGACACCAAGAGCACCTAGTGCGTCTGTTACCGTTGCCATTATTTTTTCTCCTGTTTAATCATTTTATTTATCCTGCTATTTCCATCACCGTAATTGTGTTGTCTCTAAAATTAGCATTATCTCCTCTACATCCTATACTAAGAGTACCAGCGCCATTTGCAAATTGTACTTGATAGGTTATTTGAGCAGCGGTTGAGGGCGAATCCAAGTAGTCAAAAGAGATATCTTCATAAGCTTTGTCCGCCCCATAAGTATTGCTTTGTCCATTTGCATAGTAGATATTACCCAGACCACCGGCAGTATCAACTGGATAAAAATTTGTTGCTACACCACCCACAGTTCTAACTATCCTAACAACATTATCGGAACTCTGATTAGAAGAATATCTAAATGCCAACTTTATAAGCATCGTACTAGAGGTACTTGCTGGAGTTATATTCACAACCATTCCAAGTGCATTAGAAAAAGTTGATGGACTGCCTGTCGCATAACTAAGCCGACCAGATGCAGCTGCTCTTTTAGAATGAACAACTTGAATAATGTGTCCTGTCGGTGTAGTCAATCCTTGCGATGCATTTAGAGACTTTCCAGATGCAAGTGAGACTGTGTTACCTGTCTTTGGCGTAATTGTGTTTACTGCTAATGTACTCATTGCGAAATCTCCATCAAGGTTAAGGTGTTCTTATCTTTTGTTCCATTCATGTGATAATTCGCAGTACCACTTCCACCATATCTTCCAATTGCAACCGTATATGTTGTAGCATTTGTTGTCGCTGGAGAATTTAGATGTTGAAAAGAATGATGAGCACTATGGTCATTTGGTCTTGCAATTCCGTAAACCATTAATCCAGCAGTATCTCCACCAATTTCACTTGTAGGTAGTAGTGTTCCACCTCTTTTTAAGAAAACATTAACACCAATGTCATTAGCAGAACCACCTACAATATGACTTGCAAGTACTAAAATTTTACTTGAAGAATATTTCGGTGTTATTGTGGCAGACAAACAATCTACTGGTGCCGCAAGGTTAGAAACAGAAGTTGAAACTGCTGCTGTAGACTGTGCAAATACTGTTTGCAAAACAGTACCAGCAGGCAACTTAACACTTCCTGCTGCGGTTGCTCCTACGATGTTATCTACTGTTAATGTTGATGCCATTCTCTATCCCCTATACGATTGTCAAGTTACCACTAACAGTGAGAGTGATATTGTTTGCGACTGACAACGGGCCTGCTGCAAGAGCATTGTCCGTTGATGCGATTGTTACGTTTGTGTTTAATTCTTGTTCGTGAATTCTGAAAATATCTTTTTTACCGTTTGTAGTATCACCACGCAAACCACCAGATGCGTTATCTCCTTGGAATGCACCAACACCCAAAGTAACACTACTAGCAATTTTTGCAGCGGTTACTGCACCGTCTGTGATTTCAGCAGTTGTAATAGAGTTGTTCGCCAAATCTTCTGCGGCGATAACATCCACTCCGATACTTCTTGATATAATTTTTCTAATTGCCATTTTCTTTTATCCTATCATCTTAACCATAAAATTCGCATAGTTACTATCCATATAGTATTGTGGACTTGAACCACCACCTTGAACCGTTGCCAGAATAGTATCACCAGCAGATGCTTGAAATAAACAACTAAGTGTTAGGGTAGTTTGCTGTCTACCAGAATCTAAGTGGTATATTTGATTTGTTGCGTATATGGTGCTTCCCTTTTTTATTCTACACAAAATATATTCACCATTGTTTGTTTCTGTAAGCAAAGACATATGAACTTCATATACTCCATCACAAGGTACAGTAACAACACCATTACTTACACTAAATCCTCTGTTGAAAGCAACAGTTGTACCAGAAGTAACCCATTGGGTTATAGTTGTAGCAGTACCTGGCCCAGTTAACCACCCCAAACCACTACCACCAGTTGCGTGAAGTATTGGATTTGCTGGAGCATTAAATCTACCACTACTATCAACAGTCAGCGCACTAGTTCCACCAGTGTGTTGTACCTCATTTACTTTTAGAATACTTGCCATATCTTTTTCCTAATTCTTTATACTATTTATACGTCTGTACCAGTCTCAGGGTCATAAGTTTTCGCATCTTCAAAGAAACTTGTAGTCTCATTGAAACCGAAGTTATCATCATCAGGGTCAAACTCTGTTGCAGCAGCATTTGCTGGTGTAGGTGCAACGGTATATCTCTGTTCCCTTGCAGGCGCATTAACAGCGGTATCTGCATATTGGTCAACTTGTACAGTACGAATAACATTGGTAGATGTTATTGGGCCGTATAGATAATACTTTGCAGTGAAAGAAAGTGTATATACAATACTTCTTCTACTTGTAAAGTCACCCTCATAATCATCTTCATACCCAATACTGTTTAGTACGATTGGAACATCACGAATGATATCCAATTCTGGTATCTCTTTCATTGTTACTGTATATTCTGGTTGAAAGATAGGTAGAATCTGTTCTACAATCTGTAGAGCATCATCAGAGTTCTTTGCAAGAACATACAACTCAAAGTCAACATTGTAAGGAACAGGCATGAAACCAGATTTCAACTGACTACTATCTGCACCATCCAATACTTTCTTTGCTTTAATAATCTTATTCTGTTTTCTAGTTGCATCATAAGATAAACCAGAAATCTCAAAACCAATACGAGGTAGCGTTACTGCAACCTTCTTTGAAAGATTTGGGTCTTCAGTTAGTCTTGATAACCACTTCTGTTTCGGCCCATACGCAAGAGGAACTTTCATTGTCTGTACGACATTACCACTTGCATCTTTCTTTGTTAATTGAATTTGGTTGAAAAGTGTACCAAATGCAACTACTACGTTTCTCGTAGATTCGTTATAAAAATATTGTCCAATCATAATTATTTCATCCCAGCATCACCGAATGGATTCTTTTCGGTAAAGTCTAATATATTATCGTCTGCAAGTTCAAAATCATCATTCTGTGAATTCTCATCAATCGTTGCGACATTATAAGTTTCTAGTACTATATAGGAAGACGCTGCTGAGTCCACAGAATTCTCCAGTACAATAGCACCAGTTCCAGTTGCAGTCTCCAAAGATAGTTGATGTGATAACATATCCAAAGAGTTATTGTCCTCAATCGCATCAAGTTCTGCAATACCTGTATCGATAACTTCTGAGGCGTATTCAAATGTCTTACATTTTAGTTTGTAAGTTGGTAAATTTTGTACTGCATAGAATGGGTCATCATGGTCAACAAAAGTAATCTCAAATAATTTATTACCCTTTGGCCAAAAAATCAAATCACCCTCATTGGGGCGAGAGGAAACCAATAGATTATTATCTACTGATATAAACTGTTCCCATCTTCTTCTTGCAACTGTAAATGTTGCATCGTCTTGTATATCTAAACCAAACTTAGACATGAGTTCTTTCTCACCCTCATATCCATCTACATTGTCAACGTACATTTCAATCATATATGCATCATCAAATGAAGAACTGTTGTCCTCACCAAAGATGTTATCCAAACCAGCAGTATTACGAGGAAGATAATAAACATCTTGCCCATAGATACGCAATTGCTCTATCATCAAATCTTCATAGAGCGCCTGTTCTGGTTTAGTACCTGTATCAAAATATACATTAGTTGGCATAGTTTAACCTATCATATGCATCGGAGGCAACTCGTATGCAAGTTGAATTTGTTCTTCTAGTTTATTCAACTCCTCTTGTGCCTGCGTGTAAATTTGTTCACCGTTTAGTGCAACCCCACCCAACATCTGAATTCCTTGGAACTTAGAGAGGTTTGCACCCCACTGTTGTTTGATGAGTTGTGTTGCGTATTTCTTTAAGAATATATCATCCCATACATCAACAAATGTTGCTGGGTCTAGTTTACGATAACATTCAATGATGATATAATCACCATCTACAAAATCTGTTTGAAAGTCAGCATCCATATACAATCTATTCTGATGTTGGTTGTGACGTATTGCAGTCTCACCAATAAGAATGTGGTCTAGAAAATCTAGATGTTGCATAGTCATTTCATAGTGCATAACAGAAGTTGAACTGAAATCATATAAGTCATTTAGTCTTAACTGATATCTAACATCAAACATATTTAATGTTGACTTATCTGTCATAGGGAATACTTTAACCACAGACATAACACTAGAAGGAACAGGAATATAGTTCTTCTGTTCTTTCCATACTGCTGTTGTTGAACCATCAACGTCTGTTGCAGTTGGTAGGGTTGTGTCTGTTCTTGACCTGTTAATATCTGCTTGAGACATTTGGTGTTTTAGGTATACTCTTTCAATACCATCATAGTGATACTGTGCGAAGTACTGAAGCGCTTCGTCAATTCTGTCTTCTACTTGGTCTGGGTCAACATTAATTTCAATCACAGGTTTACCTAATGCCCTGAGACAGTATTCTTTGAATGTAGCCCTTGTGTTTGGTGTTGCCATATCGTTTATCCTTTTGTACTATTTATAACACTATCCTAGTGCGATACCCATCGCAATGGCAAAACCTTTGTCTGCACCAGCGGCAGTTTGAACTGACCCATCACCAAACTCTAATCCATTTGTTCCCACAACAACTTTACCTGAACCATTTGGTGTAAGGTTGATATCTCTATTAGATGTCGATACAATACTGTGGGTAACTACATCTAAGTTGCCTCCAAGTTGTGGAGAACTGTCATCAGATACGTTCTGAATACCAGAACCAGCAAGTGAACCAACTGAAGCAAATGCAAGATTACCTGAACCATCTGTTTTAAGAACTTGTCCAGCGTTACCGTCTGCAACAGGATGTGATAATCCGTCAATGACAACTTTACCAGAACCGTTTGGTGTAATTGCAATGTTTCTATTTGATGTGGAAACAATTCCGTGTGTGACCACATCCAAGTCGCCTCCAAGTTGAGGAGTTGAATCGGCAGATAAGTCTGTAGACCCAATATCACTTGTAAG